ATATGATAACAATAATCTTTTCTTTCTGTATCTATAATTACAGCCTCAATCAACTCTACCATTTCTTGAGGTTTACTTTCTATTAATCTTTTTAGTTGTTCATTTAATTTTATATCTGGGTATTGTCTTGGCAAAGCCTCAGCTCTAACTTTATATTTACGATAAACATTATCTACAGTTCCATGTGGTCCTTCTTCTAATGCAATAAGATATTGAGGAACTGGAGTAAATTGTATTGGATTAATATCATCTCCTGGCTGAATGAGCATAACAGCAGTACCTACACAGAGATCTAATAAGAACTCTCCCATAGCTAGATCAAAGTTTGATTGTCTTAACAAAGTAAACATTTTATCTAAATACAGATCTAATGCTTGTTGGACTTCTGCTTTTCTATCTGCTGGTATGTCATTCCCAGGTTCCAATCTGCACCATTTTTTATAGGGAGGAAATAAGCCAGATTGTATTCTATTTGCAAATCTTTGAGTTGAGTGAATTGCTGTACTATCAAATACCATGTTCATTTTATTTTGACCAGGTACACTACCCTCGTAATATCCATCATAAAGATTTCTTTGTGGAAGAGCATAACGATAACAATCCTCGTAAATAGTTCTCCATTGTTCCTTACGAGCAAATGCTTTGTTTGATCTATCTAGTACATCTCTTGGTGATAAATGCATTATGTGGTTGCCTTATTGTTTGCAGCAAATTTAGCAGCTGCCTCTTTAGAACCGAAACCCCATTTTTTTAATGCAAGTTTAAGTCTTGTTGGTTTTCCATCTTTCATCAAAGGTCCTTTGACTTTTGAAAATCTTGCAGCAAAAGAAATTCGTCTGCCATCTTTACCAGAGCTTTGTGGTCTTTTTAAATTACTACCTTCTGTTCTTTTGAAGTAATCTCTACCAGCCTGGTTAAGTCCACCACTTTCATTCTGATATTTTTTTGCTACCATCTAAAGTATTATTCCTCCTAATACAAAAGATATAATTACAACACCAATAAACCATTTGTGTTCTTTAGCTCTTCTTTTCCACTCTCTAGGAGTATGTCCTAATATAATCATGATCAAGCCTTTTTTTTATTTTTTTTAGCAGCAGTAATTATATCACCTCTAGTGATTTTTGTTTTATCACCATATTGTGCAGCAAGTTTTTTATTTGCTGGTTTCTTTTTCATTTTCATTTTGTAAGCCATTATACTAGCCCCTTTCTATTTTTTCTTTTTGGAAATCCAGCTTTCATATTAGCATAAGCCTTATCAGTTATTGTGCTTTTAGCTTTGCTTTTTGAAGTACCAGATGCCTTTTTTTTATTAATGTTATAATACAAACCCTTTTTAGCAACTTTACCAGATTTAGTTTTGTGATACCCTTTTTTCATTTTCCTCCTCTCTTTCTTTTTTTTCTTTTTCCAGATCTCTAAATTTTGGATTTCTTATGTATGTTTGTTCGTGATGGTCCATTAGGCACTTCCTAATTTAGATCCATCTCTTGGATTTCTTATTGGTGAATAATCTGAACCAGTATCTAAACCAGTATTCTGAGATGTTGCCATCAACTGAGTTCTTCTTCTAGTTCTTTTCTTTAATCTTCTAGTAACTTTTTTACCCTCAGCCTCAGTTTTTTTAACTACCTCAGCTCTCCTTTCAACTATCGGACTAGCTGGTGGTGGTGGTTTTGGTTTTGAAATAACCCTTCTAATTATTCTTGGAGCTCCTCCCATTATGTCATCATCCTTTCATCTTTCATTGGATCTCTTACACTAGCTACATCAGTAAGTGTTGTACCTACTCCTAAAGCTGGTAAGGCTCTATCTTGAGAATAAAGTAATCTACCACCTTTTCGTCTAGTACGAGATCTTGCTGCTAATTTTCTTATTTCTTTTTTTTCACTTGCATCAGCTCTTTTATCTCTCTCATCTAATAATTTATTAGTTGTATCCATAGCTGGTGGTGGAGTGAACTTCGGAGTTTTAAATAAACTACCCATTATCTTTTACCTCTACAACATGGTGTATAGAAACAAGTACCCATACAGAATACTAAACAAACCCATTTTCTAAATATTTTTTTTAACATATTAAAATAACCTACTATACATTATCATGTCTTTCTTATTGAAGGAATATTTTTTTAATACACCTTCCCTTTTAAAATATATATGTTCTATCCATTTGACACTACGAACATTGTTAGCACTTACAGTTACATGTAATCTATGTAGATTTAGCTCATCAGCTGCTAACTCCATAAACTTTAATGATCCTTTATGAAATTTAAGTTTCCATTTTTGTATTAGTTTTTGATCTGGTATTAACCATAACTCAGCAACTCCAGGCCATTGTGGTACAATACCAAAACAAACTATAGGCCTACCTTTATCTAGTACAGTAAATCCATATCCTTGTTTTGTTGCTTGATCTAAGTAATCTCTATAGCCAGGTATATGATTGAGATGGTCCTTATCTTCCTGGTATAGATCCATAATTTCTAATAAATATGATTTGAATGGCAAAACAATCATGTCTTTACCATCAGCACCAAATATATTTTCAAGTGTTTGTAATCTCATAAGTGGCTCTATACTTTTTTGGTATAACAAACTGCTCCATCCTTTTCTCTGATATTAAAATAGTAAACTCTTTTTTTAAATCCATCTCTCCTCTTCTCCAAACTTTAACTAACCATTTTCTTTTTATTTCTTTATTCATCCCTATTTCTATTAATTATATAATAAGCTATGATGGTAGCTACGATTATAGCAGCTATGCCTACAAACAACATTCCAATTCCATAACCTATACTCATGCGAATATATCAAACTCTGTACTTGCAACAGATTGCTTAAATTTATTATTATTACCTCTTGTTAATCTTCTATGCTCACCACCACCTAACAACAAATACATAAACGCATCACCTACATGCGAATGTTCATTCTTGTTTGGAGCATCTCTATATCTCTCACCACCAGAGATCTGTACTCTTTTAAAATGATAGCCACCACTTAATGACTTTCTTAATCTTTGACATCTCTTATCTACAAGTAATCCTGGTTTACCTTCTATCAATCTATTCATAGGCATAGCACCAGCCTCTCGTCTTACTCTAAAATCATTTGATGCAGTTGGTCTAGCAGTCAATCCTATAGATCTTAAATGATCAAAAGCTGTAACTTCATAGATCTCATCTCTTTTCATACCAGCTGGATCTCCATGGACCAGGACCTCAAACTTAGGAAACTTTGTAGCTAGTTCTGATTTTAACATTTCACCAAATCTTTCTAATCCCATATCAAAGGTTACTAACTCATGTAGAATATTCCAGGTTCCTTTTTTTGTTTTCTGTCCAAATATTGCAGCTGGTGTCAAACCAAAGTCCACACCTACCTGGATAGGTAATCCTATATCTGGTTCTAAGAAATCTACAGCCATTAATGTATCATCATACTCTGACATAACTGGCTTACCTTCTTGTACATAAGTATATAAGCCTTGAGCATAACATCTAATCCAGTCTAAGTTTTTACCGAGTAGAGTTTGCTCATAGTAACCAGTCGGTAAATTTTTTTTATTTTCTGCTTTTGGATTTGTCATCCACCATTTCTTTGCTGACATAACAAAACCATTTGCCTCTGGATTATCTGGTAAATCTTCTTTGCTATATTCTACAACTGCACCTGGCTGCTTATAAAACTTCCAAGCAAACTTACCTTTCATCTTTTCTTTCTCAGCTAATCTATACCACCAATGATCATCATCCATTGGGTTAGTATCCATGATGATACCTCTCCAGGGTTTGGCTCCACCATCTGATAATGTAGGATACCTTCCAACTCTATGTGTTAATCCATCTATAACAGCCTTAGGTAATTCTCTAGCCTCATTCACCCAGGCACCAGTCAATTCCATAGATAAAAGTTTTCTAACATCTTTTGGTTGATCAAGAGCTAAGAATATAACTTCACAATCTATACCTGGAGCATTGTCTCTTGATGGTAATTTTATGTGATGTGTTAATGGAGGGCTCCATCTAAAAGGCCCCCAAATGTTTTCTGGAAATAACTCTTGCCAAGTTTTAATAGTAGTTGTCCTAAGCTCTGGATAAGAATTACGAACTACAACAAACCTAGAATACTTGATCCCATCCTTAGGACTAGCCACTTGCTGGACAGCTTTCAACATAACCTCAGCTGCACATGCGTATGATTTGCCAGATCCAACTGGCCCCATCAATCCTCTTACAAATGATTTGTCTTGTAGAAACTTCCAAACTGTTTGTGATGTAGAAAAGTCTAGCTTGAGATTTGTAATTGCATCACTCATACTCCACACATAGCCTCATCACATACATCATCAAATAAATTTTGTTGGTTCTTATTAGGATCAAAATCTACTTGATCAAGAGGTACACATGATCTATGCAAATACAATTCATCCTTAGTACCAGCGATACCTTCTCTAATTTTTTTATCTACCTCTACTGCCTCGGCCCATGCTTTAGGATCTTCTTTTATTCTCATCCATTCTTTATTGTTATGGTAGGGGCAAAAAGTACAAGCTGATCTAGGTGGTCTTGGATAATTATTTTTTTCCATCCATTCTAAACAATTATGCCTTCTCATTCTTTTATCAATTAATGGATATTCATATTTAATATAATGTTTATTAGACACTCTCATTCTAATTATTTCATCATAAGATATACCAAAGATCTGAGTTACCATTGTTCCTTTAGGAACTCTTTTTTTGTAACCAACACCTAACAACTCTCTTATCTTTTTATGCAAAGGATTAATTTTATATTCTTGGGTACAATGTCGTCTTAGTAAACCTTTAGATCCAGTTTCTCTATTTTTAGTATAAGCTGGAATAGAAGATCCAGGTTTTTTATTATACATATCCTCTTTTAGGTTTCCTTTTTTAACTCTGTATATTGGGTAAGATAATTGTTTTTCTAACCATTCTAAATGTGTGTACACCTCATCTGGCTCACTCATAGTATCAGAAAATATACCACAATCTACTTTTGGTAATTCTTGATGTTGTTCTGAACACATCAAAGCTAATACTGTACTTTGAACTCCAGCTCCTAAAGATAATATTCTAA